ACCTTTTACTTTAATAGAAGATGCACCAGCTTCTAGACTCTTGATGCCTTCTTTTGGTCTAGGTGCCCAAGGGTTAATGGGTTTAGTTGGATCTTCTGGTAATGGTGTTCCATTTCCTCCAGCGTACAAACTAATTCTTCCGCCTTGAGCCATCATTTCTTTTTTAGATTTTTTCATCTTCTTAATCTTTTCCATTAATTTCTTAATCTTTTCAGGTGGGTTTTTCTTTTCAAATTCTGTTCTTTTATATTCTTCTACTTCTTCTTTAAATTCTGGCATCAATTCCATAAAGCTATATTTACCAACGTCTTCTGAACTTAAGGTACCATTAGCGAGACCTACTCTGCCGCCTTGGTTATAAGGTATGTTATATTTTTCTGCTATCCCTTGTCCAGATAAACCTAAAACATATTGATCCAGATAATCTTGTGCACTCATGTAGCCAGTGTCTCTGCCCTCAACCATGTCTTTAATTTCTTCTTGGGTTACACCATAAGGATTTGTTCCATAATACGATACCGCTTTATTAAAATCCGCATATCCACCTGGATTGGTTAGCATCATTTGATTCATTTTATCTTTTTCTTGTTGATGGAAAACGTCTCTTTCAGCTTGAGTCATGTTTTCATATTTTTTCGTTTGAGCCATTTGCTCCGCTCGAGTAGTAAACATACCCGGTCCCATACCACCCATTGGTCCACCTATAACTTGTCCATAAGTCATAAGATTAGGGTTGCCAGCTTCTGTCAACATTCTATTTTGATAATCCATATAATATTGTCTTGGATCAGCACCACTTCTTGTAATGTCTTCATAAGTAGCTTGACTCATATTTAAAGCTTGTGCTTCTGGAGAAACATTTCGATATGTTGGTGTATAGTTTGTTTGATAACTTGGTGTATAAGTTGTTTGAGAACCTTGATTAGCTGCTATTGCTGCAGAAATATCATCTTGAGTTGGTGGACCTGTTACATTCGCTGCAACTCCTCTTGCTCCACCTGTAGCTTGATCAAGATTTTCGTGTAGTGCTCTGGCTTGTTGTGGTGTGTATGTTTGCTGTGGTGTATACCCTGGCAACCTGCTTCTTCCTTGAGCTAAGATACCTTCAATCCCTGCTGCTTGCGCCTTGTTGGCTGCAATATTTTCTGCAAGAGTATTACCCATTCTTACTCCTCCAGCTTGAAAATTTACTCTTCCACCTTTAGCTCCAATATAATCTCGAGGTGTTAGAAAATGGTAACCTTTATCAAACATCTGAGATGCACTAAGATTACCTGTTCTGTATTTTGAAATATCTGCTTTAATTAAATCTAAACCTAAACCTTTTCCTCTTTTAACGTCTTGTGCTAGTTGTGTTGCTTCTTCTTCTGTTTTACCTTTTTGCATGAAATAAGTCATTAAACCTGCTGCAGTCACACCACCTAAAACTGTTGGCATTAAAGAACCACCACCTTTAGTTAAACCTAACTTACCTAAAAGACCTGGTGTAAATTGCTGAACTCCTTTTTGTAAATAAGACATAGGTCCTGCAGATGCTCCAGCAGCTGTTCCAAATAACTTAGGTCCCATTCCTTTAAAAAATTGTCCAATACCTGAACCACCTATTCTAGCTCCAATTCCACTAAGACCTGACATAGGTCCATAACCCATAAGACCTGCTCCACCTAATCCTAAAAGTGCAGCTTTACCTATAGGGCTTTTAATAACTTGTTTTCCAACATCTAAAACTTTTTTGAAAGGTTTTGTTATGGATTTAACTATATCACCTAAACCATATTCTTGTCTTGGAATGACATTCATAATGCCACCGTTTTTACGTAATTGTCTGCGAATCTGTGCTCGTGTTATCATATTATATTGCATGTTAATTTAAATTAAAGGCAGGGATTTCACCTGAGTTTATATACTTACTCAATTTATATTAATAAATCAAGTCTATGTTACGTCTCTAGGCTTAATTTCTAAAGCCGAAAGTACAACATGAAGTCTATTTGCAGTAGCTGCAGTCACCTTAATTACTTCGCTCTCCTGTGCGACTAGGGGTGCTGATAACAGCTCTGTAGTGGCGTTTGCCGATATTGATTTTGTCTTAAAAAGGCTGAATACATTATCAGAAGTATCCGTTAAAGTCACTGTAATTGTATCAGCATTACCTGAATCTTCAGATACTAAAATCGATTTAATAACAGCAGTAGAAAAGTCAGGCACTGTATATAGTGTGGTTGCACTAGTGCTTGTTAAATCTGCTTTTTTGTTTACAAAACTATTTGCCATTATGCTAAGAAGAAATCAAAGGCTTGTAATTCGTCCTTTAAATCCTGTTGAAAAGTTGAGTTTAATTTTGTTACAATACTATCTACGTCTCTAACAAATGATTGTTGAACTGTTTGATCGTATTTTTCTAAAGGTTGTGTTAATGATTGTACTATTCTAGCCATTATCTTCTTCCATCCGGTTGTATATCTAATCTAAAAGTACCAAGTTTCCAGTGCTGAGTTAGTCCAGTGTTATCTACTTTTAAAGATATAGCTCTTGCTCTAGCACGTGTGTCTATTTTAGTTGTAGTAGTTGTTGATGTAAAAGGTCCAAGTGATGAACTTGCTTGTGCATCTGTTGGGTAATTTTTTAAGTTTAATGTAACTCTTGCATCTCCTGTTTGAGTTAAAAAGTCAGGTATCACTCTTCTAATCTTTAACATAAATTCTCCATCACCAGCTAAACCTTTTTGGTCTAAATCAAAATCTCCTGACTCTATACTAGCTTGAATAGCTGTTGTTGCTCCAGCTTTAATTTGATTTTGCCCTGTTTCATGTTCATAATAAGTAGTCACACCATCTGTATTACCAACTGTTGCATCACTTGTAGCACTTGAATCATATTCAGTTCCGTGCGGCTTGCCAAATATGGATGAGTCAGCCCAAGTAGATCTTGCAAGTGAACTTACAGTCCATATAGGTCGCTCACCACTTGAATCCATATAATTGTATGTAACGGCTCTAGAATTAGCTGTAGCTCCACTACCTGGATAGAACCAAGTCACTTCTCCAAATAAATTATTTAGTCCTGCAAAAATGTGTTGTCTAGGTACATCTGCTAGACCATCGTAAACAAAATCTTCAACTAAACACGGTAAAGATTGTAGTTGTCCAGTGTATCTAAAAAAGCCATTTTCTGACATCCAGTATGCAGATCCATCAACTTCAACTGCAGCATTTTGTCCAATCAATCCACAGTTAGTTCCAACTTGTTGAAATGAGAAAGTGAAAGGTGGACCAACAAATTTCATAACAAATAGAGCAGTATCAGTCCAAATATAAATTGCATCTCTACCTCTTATCGCTCCAACAATTCTTGTACCATCTGCAAGTCTTTGTGTACCGGCAGTGTTAGTTGAAGTTGGAGTCCAAGTCGTTAAAGACTCTTGAGAAGACCATCTTACATACATATCATCTTGAGTAGATGTTGTTCCAATTGTAGTTTCTGTTCCAAAACAAACTAAGTGTCTGTCAGGTGTAGAAACTAAAGTAAATTGTGTGGCTGTAGGACAACCACTTACAACTGTAGCTCTAGTTGAAGTTGCACCGGTTGCATTTGAATTCCATTCAAAAGTAGCTCCATCTGAAATAGTTGCAATCAATTTATTACCAAAATTATCTAATGACCAAATACCAGGGGCTGTTACAATGTCACCTGTTTGTGATGCTCCCCATTTTGTATAGTCTGATGCATTAGTTACAGTGGCTGCATCTGAGTGACTAGCTGCTGTTGTGTTATCTGATCCTCTAGTTAAACCTCCTAAAGTTCCTGTACCAGTAGTGTTTGATGTATAAGCAATTCTTTCATCGTCTATTACCACAGTTCCTGATGCAGGAAATCCTGATGAATCATCAAGAACAATACTTGATGAACCTGAAGTTAAAGCTCCATCTAATGTTGAAGTAACTTCTCCAGCAACAGTTCCGCCCCATGCTCCTAGTCCCCAACCAGCTGCTGATTCTTCAACTGCAGGTCCTATTGAATAGTAATGTTGTACTCTTATTCCACCTGATGTGGATGCTCCTGATCCTGATTCATTAGATCCCATTTCAATTGTAAGCGTTGTTGAAGTAGGGACGGTTGCAACCATGAATACGTTATCATCAAAATCATCAGAGTCAAAATTAGAATTGGTAATAGCGGTAAAATTATCCAAAAGAATAATATCGTACTTAGAAATATTATGATCAGATGAAAATGTAAGTGTGACTGTGGCATCGCCATTTGTTGTTGTAAAAGCACTGGTTAATGTTGTTGTAGCTTTAATAGGAGTAATATCATAAAAAGCACCTCCTGAATATACATATAAAATTCTGTTTGTGCCTAGTGCTGAATATTTAATGCCATCTGAATTTACAAATTGGTGTATAGCAGTCGTTCTGCCAGTTAAAGTTATATCTCCTAACTGAGCCCAACCACCTATTTTTTCTGGTGAACCATATCTAAAACGTACATAGTCCCCGTCAACCCATTGGCCTTCGCCTCCGGTTGCTGTAACTTGTTTATTAAATCCTGGCTGAATGTTTATCTTTTGTAGCATAAAAAATCCTAATAGTAAGGCAGGAGATATTCTGTGGTGGAGATATCTCCCGCCATATTATTATATACAATATTATTTAGGTAACTTAAAGCCTTTATACCAACCAGGCAAGCCTAAAAATGGTCTTTTATCGTATTGATTTTCTTTCGCTGTTTTAGAAGATGCTTTGTTATAATGTAAAAATACTTGAGCACAGTCCTTACCAGTAAACTCTTCTCTCCAATGCTCTAGCTCGCAGCCAGAATATATTAACATATCACCTGGTTTAAGATCTACCTTAATACCAGCTTGACCCTTGTTACCTGTTGGATCTAGATAGATTG